TTGATTTGTCCTCCTTTTAAATTATTAAGCAGTCATACCGCCGGTCACCCTTACGCATACCCTGACCGCCGTGGCGCTGCCGTCATGTATAAGCTTGAATCCGTTGAGCGCCCTGCTTGCTGCGGTAATGTTTCCGAGCCTTCCGCCGCTGTAGCTTATGACGCTTATGTCCACGCTGTAGTCGGTTGTCTCACGCAGGGTGGACAGCGCCACCGTGGTCTCCGTATTGTTAAAGGGCCATGCGTAGGAAGTCATGGACAGCTCTACGGTATGCACCTCTGCCTGGTTCTCGTATCCCTCCTGAATCTGCCTGAACATCATTATCTGCGCGGCGGTATATGCATCATCAAGCTTTGCCTCATCCGATTCGACATTTGATTTTAATTCGTCGAAATCATCCTTCAGTGCCGCAGCCCCCGCTGTGTTGATGGTGATGTCCGTCGTGGCGTTTACGGTTGCAAGGTACTGCTGTACTATCTGGGCGGGGTTGTAGCCGTTGTAGGGTGGCATGTAATCGCCCTGTGTTCCTGATACCACCGCTATACTGTAGAGTACGGCTGTCGAATCCGCCGTCCCCTTGGCCTTGGCGAATATTCCAATCTCGTTGATGTAATAGCCGTTGGTTACCAAAGCCTTCTGTGCGGCACTGTCGTAATTGCTTATAATTGCGGTCATCTTGACGCAGGTGCTTGTATAAGCCGTCACATCCGATATCGGATATGCATTCTTCTGCGCCTTTAACGCCGCCCTTTTCTGCAGGCTCGACACCGCTTTTTCACCGTCGGAATACGTGCCGTTGCCGACAGCCATGCAGGTGAACTCAATCGTTATCTGACCCGCCGCAGCCCTGGTTAATAATGACGCGCCATTGTCGGTCATGACGGCATTGTTGAATAATTGTGCCATTGTCTTATCCTCCTACTTGTAATTGTCTTTATACTATGCCCTTATGGTTGAGGGCTTGGCCGCTGATGTAAACGACCCTGTGGAAACGCTGATTACCCCGTCCACTGCCTCGCTCGTGGTGTATCCGTCCCTGATTGCGGGAGGTTTTGAACCTGACGTGAATGTGCCTGCCGATGCACTGCATTCCCCGTCCACTGCCTCGCTCGTGGTGTATCCGTCCCTGATCGTGGGAGGTTTCCCCACTGTTGCAAAGCCTCCCCCCGCATAATACGGCTGGCTGATGTTCCGATGGACTTCAACGCTCCTGATCTGTGACCTTGCCGCTTTTGCACCGCTTAATGCGTTTGCAAAAAGTTCGGATATATCCTCCGTCATCGCCTCGTCGGTAACCACTTTGAAATAATACGGCTCGTCACCGTATTCGTACCAGGGCAGGTATGTGGAATTACTGTATGCCTTTGACAGTAACAGCTCCACGGACTTCCTTGTCCCCGCGGACCGCCTGGTTTCGATTGCCGATTTGATAAGCGCCCTTTTGGTATCCTCGTCATATTCCGACTTGTAATACGGTGCCCTTATGGTCATCGCCATCTGGTCAAGGTATCTGGCGTCGGCGTTGTCCACATCGGACCATATTGTGAGTTTTTGGGCAAGCTTCACAAACCGTTCCACCTGTCTGTCAACCGCATACCCGAGGCATTCATTTTCAGTGGTCTGAAGGTTCGGGGGCAGCGACCTGTACAGGCTTCCGATATCCGTTAATCCATGCATGTCGTATCCTCCTATCCCCTGTCGTACCCGCCGAATGTGAGGTTTATGTTTTTGCAGACTGCAACGGATGTCCCGTCCGTTGCCGAATAGCTGGGGCTGTCGATTACAATGCGTGACGCACCAGCCGCTGTTGCAAAGGCTGTAAGTGTGTTGGGGTTGACCGCCCTGCCTATCCTGCTTTGCGTGTAATCGGCAAACCCAGCCGCCGCATCGGCAACAGCATCCCTGATTCCATCGGCAATCTCCTTATTGTCATCCGGGATGTAATATGTTGCCGAAATACTGTAAGGTGTGATGGATGGTGCAATTACGGATACCTTGTCTGTATCGGGTGTAAGCCCCTGACTGTTGATGTATTCAAGCACATTATTGCAATACGCCTCGTCCGGCACGTTTCCATCCTGCAGGAGCAGGTATACCGCCACCTCCCCCGCGGTATTTGATATGACCTTGACATCCGTAATATTTGCACTGTACTGCTTTGTAATTTCCCTATACGAACCCTCGCTTCCCGCCGTTGTATAGCCGTCCTGGCAGTTATAGATAAGCTCCCTTAATTCCTGGTCTGTATACTCGTCATGGCCGCCGGAACTCTGTGAAATGTTTTCAACCTCCTCAACCAGATTGATGGGGTCTACAATCATATTAATCTGTCCCGTTGTGTAGCCGTTCCCCGCCGTGCCTTGGATTGTGCAGGTCGCACTCGTGTCCGCATACAGTTCGCCCGCCGATATTACGGTGTCCTCGTCAACCTCGAAATAAACATGGTCTCCCGATGTCGCCCTCGTGCCTGCCGGTATTGTCACGTCCGTTGTGCCCGCCTCGGCAAGTTTGAACCTTAATACCGTCTTTGCACTTTCAAGTCCGGTTTTGCTGAAGCCGAAATTACTGCCCCAATTCTTCAGGAAATCACCATACATATACTGTAGGAAGTTAAGCCTGTGCCTCTCGTCCATGATTACGGCAAGCTGGTACAGTTTTCCCGCAACGGTGTTGAGCATTATCCTCCTGCTGTCAGCCGGATATATGGTAAGGTCTTCGCCCGTCAGTTCCTTATACCTTGCCTCGTAGTCGGCAACCATGTCGTTTAAAATATTGTCAAACGTTATGCCCTCGTCATCAAGCAGGCTGATATCGGGCAGATTGTTCAAAACGTCAATCTCGGCCATATTTAATCACCATCCTCACTTTGCCGTTGTCATTAAAGCTTATGGACGATACCCCGGCACGGTCCTCCCATAATCCGCATTGCGTGATAACCTCCGTTGCATATCTGTTCCTGTCAATATCGGATGCCGATGCGGGGGGATAATTCCTGACACCCATGCCCCTGATAAAGGGTGCCGTGCCGTATGGGGTTTCCGCAATCGTGCTTATGCTGTTCTCAATGCTGTCCCTCTCCGTTTCCGTGAGGCTCCCTGCATCATCATAACTAATTTCCATACGTTTCCTCCTATTTGGGTATTGTCAGCACCTGCCCCGGGTATATCTTGTTGGGGTTGCTGATCTTGTCCTTGTTTGCATTGTAAATCCTTGTATACTGCGAGCCGCTGCCGTAATATTTCTTGGCGATTGCCCAGAGTGTGTCGCCCTTGACGACGGTGTAAGTGTCGCTTGATGAAACCGCGGGCGCAGCCTCCACCGCATTGGTGGCGGCGGATGGTATTGTGGATATAAGCGCCACCTTGTTGGCGTACTCCTTTAGCACCAGGTTAAAGCACAGCTTGATGGGTCTGCCGTCGCTTGCAAGCAATTGATATGTCTGTGTTATCTCGGTGATTACATAAGGGTTGTCACCGATCCTGTAACCGCCCAGGATAAAATTCTCCGCCTGGGCGTTCTGCTTTGCGCTGTAGAGCCGGTCCTGCACCTCCCTGGGCTTTACACCGTACCTTGCATCAGCCACGATGGACAGCGACAATTCATCAAGGCCGTCCGTGTTAAATTCCAAATACGGCTTCCCGCCGTTCCTCTCATGCTCGCTGTAGCCGGCTGATGAACTCCTCTGCAAATCATAAAATGACAATATGCCCGCGCTGCCGTTTACCGATGAGCAGTAAAAAGATATATCTCCAAAATTTCCAATATTCCCCATTTAGCCGCCTCCGTTAAATCCTGCCCAGGACTACGCCTTTTTCGAGCCGTCCGTCGTTAACCTCGAAAATGACCGCCACCGTGTCGCCTGTTTTTATCCGCTCCATTGGCGGCGGTATTTCATTCAGGACTGAAATAAAGGGTACGGATTTGACCACCTGGTTTTCCCTGTCCGGGATGCACACGCTGCATTTCCCGGCTGTAAAATTAACCGCCGATATTTTGGCGTAAAACAATCTCACCATTTTATTTCCCTTTTCTTATAACCATTATTAAAAACCAGTGCAGGCGAGGTGTGCCGTAATGCTTACGGTGTACTTCCCCTCGGACTTTGAATGGGTGACGGAATCGGTAAAATACTTGCCGTCCAGCCTCCCGAATCCCGAAAGGTTGAAGCAGTCGGCCGACATGTATTTTGCACTGCCCATCGCCTTTATCGTGATGGTCTGGCTGTCCCTGATACTGTCACGCAGGGCGGCTTTTGCCTTCTTTTCCGCATCGCTTAAGGATTCAGCCTTGCTCGAGATGAACATCTGCCTGTTTCCGCTTTTCCCCGGGATGGTGTACTCATATGTGAGGGTCCTGCTGCCGGAGGTGTATTGTATTTTAACGCTGTCATAGACGGTTGTGGTTTCCCGCTTAATACTGTATGCCCCGCTGCCGCCAAGCTGGTCCGCGCTTATTGTATACATGGCGTCCTTTTTCTCGTATG